CTGGCGCGCGGAGATGGCCGCGGCGCGGGAGGTGGCGTGATGAAAGACGTTGCGCTGTTTCTTTTTGACCTGACCGGCAACATGGCGCGCCCGTGGCTCGACGCCGGCTATACCGCCGTGCTCGTCGATCTGCAGCACAAGCCCGGCATTCACCATGACGGCAACGTGATCCGCGTCGGCGCGGACATCCGGTCCGGATGGCTGCCGCCGCGCGAGATGATCGACCGCATCGCGTTCGTGGCCGCCTTCCCGCCGTGCGATCACCTCGCGGTATCCGGCTCGCGCTGGTTCAAGGGTAAAGGGCTGCGCAAGCTCGCGCTGTCGATCGACCTATTCGCCACCGCGGCCGAGCTGTGCGAATGGCTCGAAGCGCCGTACCTGATCGAGAACCCCGTCAGCACGATCTCGACCTACTGGCGCAAGCCCGATGCAATCTTCCACCCGCACCACTTCACGCTGCTGGAGCCTGACGACAACTACACGAAGCAGACGTGCTTATGGACCGGGGGGGGCTTCGCCATGCCTGAGTCGTGCCGAGACTTCACGCTCGGGAATCCTGACGATCGCATCCACAAGGCCGCGCCCGGGCCCGATCGCGCGAACTTCCGCAGCGCCACGCCGATTGGGTTTGCGCGCGCCGTTTTTGCCGCGAATGGGCGGAATCTACTGAAGGTGGCCGCATGAGCAAACTCATCATCCAAAACGACGCGTCATGCAGCGACGTGCAGGCGCTGCAGTACGTGATGACGGTCATCCGCCAGGGCCGGGTCAGCGAGGACGGCAAGGCGTACTGCTACGTGACCTCGTTCGTCGATGGCGTTGTCGTCGGGTGCATGCGGAATGCGCGCTCCGACCGGTTCGTCGTGCGGGATGGTGCGGGAGGTGCGGTATGACAACGATTATGGCGATCGACCCGGGCACAACAGAATCAGGATGGTGCATCTACGGCGCCGGCCGCGTGATTGCGTCCGGTGTTGAGCAGAACGACGACATGCTCTATCGCATCGGAGAATCGGTGGCCGATGTGCTCGCGATCGAGATGGTGGCGAGCTACGGCATGGCGGTCGGGCGCGAGGTGTTCGAGACGGTGCGGTGGATCGGTCGCTTTCAGCAGACGTGGCGCGACCCGGATGCGGTGCGGCTCGTCTATCGCAAGGACGTGAAGATGCACCTGTGCGGCACACCCCGCGCCAAGGACGCGAACATCCGCGCCGCATTGATCGACATGATCGGCCCACAGGGGACGAAGAAGGCGCCAGGCCCGACCCATGGCGTTCGGTCCCATGCGTGGCCGGCGCTGGCGGTTGCCGTGACGGTAGGCGCTGCACTATGACCACAAAAGCCGAGCGCGCCCACCTCGATCGCGTGGCCCGGCTTGGGTGCGCGCTGTGCAACCGACTCGGATACGGCGAGAGCCCGGCGGAAATCCACCATCCACGCACCGGCACCGGAGCAGGGCGCAAGGCGAGCCACTTCGACGCCATCCCTCTATGCCCTGAACATCACCGGCTTGGCAATGATGCGCTGCATGTGCGCGGGCGCAAGGCATGGGAGCGGCTGCACGGCGTCACCGAGATAGAGCTTTTGAACGAGACGCGCAAGGCGATAGGGAGTAACGCGCCATGACACCAACGTTTCAAGGCGAAATGCAGCTCGCCGGCTGGTCCGAGTCGCACACGTCCGGCGCGAAGCGTCCGGGTTGATTGACGGGTTAGCCGCGCGCCCGATGAAAGCGCGGCACTGCAACAGAAAAGGAATAGAGCCATGACGCCGGAGCAGATTGCACAAGTAGCCCACGAAACGAACCGCGCCTACTGCAAGGTGCTCGGCGACAACAGCCAGCCAGCATGGGAAGACGCGCCGCAATGGCAGCGGGACAGCGCCATGCTTGGCGTGAAACTGCATACCGATAACCAGAACGCAGGGGCTCATGCCAGCCATGAAAGCTGGATGGAGCAGAAACTGGCCGAAGGATGGGAGTACGGGCCGACCAAAGACCCGGAGGCGAAGCGCCACCCGTGCATTGTGCCGTTCGAGGCGCTGCCGGTTGAGCAGCAGGCGAAAGACTACCTGTTTCGTGGCGTAGTTCATGCGCTGGCGCACAGCGCCTAGCGTGGGGCGCTGATGGCATGACGACCCAGCGATTCAAGCTCATCAGCGAGGACGTGAAGCGCAACGTCTGCCGGCAGATCACCGCGGCCGAGTGGGGCAAGGTCGTCACGATCGCCGATCCAACACGCTCAAGCGAGGCTAACGCACGCATGTGGGCGCAACTCGCCGATATCGCGAAACATGTCGATTGGTACGGCAACAAGCTCACGCCCGAAGAGTGGAAAGACGTGTTCTCCGCAGCGCTGAAGCGTCAGAAGGTTATCCCTGGATTAGATGGTGGCTTCGTTGTGTGCGGGCAGCGCACCAGCAAGATGAGCAAGCGCGAGATGTCCGACCTGATCGAACTGATGAATGCGTTCTGTGTAGAGCGCGGCGTGAAACTTACTGCGCGCGAATGGGAGATGGCTTGATGCCGAGCGACACCTACCGCCGCCTGCTCTCCGCCGCCCACTCCCACCAGCCGCGCTACTGCAGCCAATGCCGCTGTCAGCGCCCGAGAGCCGGCGGGCGGGAGATCGCGTTCAACGGTGGGCGGAATGCGCGCTGGGTGTGCGGACTGCATGGTGATGAGCATGGCGCTCCCCGCTAACCAGTACAAAGACCCGGCCCGCTATCTCGAGCTGCGCGGCCAGGACTGCACGCACTGCGCGAGCCTCACCACGTGGCGGCTGTGCGGGACGACCCTGCAGAGCTGCGACAACCCGCAGGCACCGAAAACAAGACGCGAGCAGGCGCCGACGAGGCGCTGCGACCAGTGGCGCCACAACAAAGCGGACGGAGGGCAGTGATGGACGAGACCACCGAGACGCGTCTGCTGTTGCGAATCGCGGACCTACAGTCGCGGATCGGCCGGCTCCATGCCGCCGCGCACCGGCTCATCTCGGGGATTGATATGCCCGCGCACGTCACGGCGAGAAGTTACAGCGCCAGCGACACAAAGCGCGTGCCGGCGCGACCGCTGGCGACACTGAGGAATGTAGTCATCAACATGGAACAAGGGGATAACGGGCAATGATTCGTGAGTCGATATTTGAGCAACTCGCAAGAATCCCTGAAGACTTGATTAGTACCCACGACGCTTTAATGAATTGGGCTGCATGGAGCAGGGACCGTATCCGCCGCGGGCATTGCCGGTCGATCGAGTACCGCTACAAGTCGACCGACATCTGGCAGGACAGCGAGCCGCGCGCCGAGTGGGACAGCCTGGCCGCCGAGGCGCTGCACAGCCACGTGTGCGCGCTACCGGAAAAGCAGCGGTGGCTGATCCATTTGCACTGTCTACACCGCGCCCAGGAAGGCTACATCCGGCGCGTGCTGGCGATCCGGCGCGACGAGCTGGTGACGGAGCTGCACCGTGCGCTGCGGATGCTGCGCAACAGGGGGAGAGCATGAAGCCGAAAATTCGTTATATCGCGAGCCCGTACCTTTTTGGTATCCGCTTCCCTCCTACGTATTGCTGCGAGTCGAAGCTGGCGACAGGCTTTGGTGCGTCGGCGGAGTCTGCGTATAGGGCATGGCAGGCCGACATGCCAGAGACAATGATCGGGCGAATCGTTAGACGAGCAAGGAACTATCTGTTCGGTGCACTCGTGGGCTCCGGCTAATCGGAACCGGGCGCGCTAAATTCCTCTTGCAATGTTTGTTTGTGGCGCTATAATCAAATCAAGGAAGCGCCACGAACAACACAGGAGAAGATCATGGGAATCCTTCACAACAGCGGCAAGTACGACAACTCGGTCAAGCGCAACATGGAAGAGGATCAGCGGCGTGAAACGCTCGCTTACCCGCATACCGAAGCGACGAAGCTCCCGCAGTATTTCGGGAAGCGCGTCGAGTACCGTGGCAAGCGTGACGGCAGCATCGAGATAACGGTTCTCGACAGCAAAATGCGCCAACTCGGCCGAAAGACGGTTACGCGGCCCATGTTCGACGCACGCCCGACCGACACGAACCCGAACGAGGTTTCATGGGCGTGCGCCGCAGTTGGGGTGGAGATGTGAGACGGCTGAACAAGCGCGGCGGCCCCGATCGCGGCCAGGGGCGCAAGGCAGCGGACGGCGCAACGGCCGTCGAGCGCGTCACCGTACAACTCACGCACGAGCAGCGCGAGAAGGCCCGCAAGAACGGCGGATCGGTATGGGTGCGCAAGCTGATTGACGCCGCTTGATCTGTACATTCATACATGATATAAAACGCGCAGAGTACAGCCGCCGTCATAGACGAGATCGCGATACCGTTGGTAGGTATCGCCGACTCCGAGACAAAATGAACCGCCCGCCATCTCGCAAGGATCGCGGGCGTTTGCTTTTGGCGTCTCCGAGAGGAGGTGATCCAGTAGCAAGCGTCGCGACGACGCACGCATCCCGCAGCCGGATACCGAACACCAGCCGCAGGGCTTAACCACTGAGCCCGAGAGGGGCAAGCATGGCATCAGATAAACAAACGCCAGGAATCGGGAAAGGCGCGCCAGGGCCAGGAAGGAAGAAGGGCATCCCGAACAAGCTCACGTCCGACGTGAAGGCGATGATCCTCGAAGCGCTGGACCGGGCGGGCGGAACTGAATACCTGTTGAGCCAAGCGCACGAGAACCCGAAAGCCTTCCTGTCGCTGCTGGGCCGTGTGATCCCGTTGCAGGTGCAGGGCGACCCGGAAAACCCGCTGTACATCGCCAAGATCGAGCGGCGCGTCATCGATCCGAAGTGAGGACGCTGCAGATCCAGACGGCGCGCGTTTTTGTGCCGATGCTAGAGCCAGCGCGCTACAAAGGGTTGCACGGTGGGCGCGGCAGCGGGAAAAGCCACTTCTTTGCCGAGAAGTTGATTGAGGATTGCCTGGCCGAGCCCGGCGAGTCGGCCGGCGCCGGCATGCGTGCCGTGTGCATCCGAGAGGTACAGAAGGACCTCGCGCAGTCCTCGAAGCTGCTGATCGAGACGAAGCTGCGAAGCCTGGGGATCACAGATGCGGATGGCTTCAGGGTGTTCCGCGATGTCATCGAGACGCCCGGCGACGGGCTGATGATTTTCAAGGGCATGAACGACTACACCTCGGAGTCGGTGAAGTCGCTGGAGGGCTTCAAGCGGGCATGGTGGGAAGAGGCGCAGACGGCAACGGCGCACTCGCTCAACCTGCTGCGCCCGACGATCCGCGCACCGGGATCGGAACTGTGGTTCTCGTGGAACCCGCGGCGCAAGTCGGACCCGGTCGACGTGATGCTGCGCGGTGCCGAGAAGCCTACGGGCGCAGTGGTAGTGACCGCCAATTGGCGCGACAACCCGTGGCTCACGCCTGAGCTCGAACAGGAGCGGCAGGACTGTCTGCGCATGCAGCCGGACCAGTACGACCATATCTGGGAAGGCGGTTACGTCTCTGTGATTGATGGGGCGTACTTCGCCAAGCCGCTCGCGCAGGCCCGGCTTGAAGGACGCATCGGGCGCGTGGCTCGTGATCCGCTGCTGACGCTTCGCGTGTTTTGCGACATCGGCGGCACCGGCGCGCGGGCGGATGCCTTCACGATGTGGGTCGCGCAGTTCGTCGGTCGCGAAGTGCGCGTACTCGACTACTACGAGGCGGTCGGCCAGCCGTTGGCGACGCATCTCGAATGGCTGCGCGAACGCGGCTACACGCCGGCCCGCGCACAGATCTGGCTGCCGCACGACGGCGACACACAAGACAAGGTCTATGACGTGTCCTACACCAGCGCAATGCGCGACGCCGGCTATTACGTGACCGTGATCCCGAACCAGGGCAAAGGGGCCGCCAAGGCGCGCATCGAATCGGCGCGCCGCCTGTTCCCGGCCATCTGGATCAACGAGGCGACGACCGATGGCGGTTTGGCGGCATTGGGCTGGTATCACGAGAAGATCGATGATAAGCGGAACATCGGCCTCGGCCCGGATCACGATTGGTCCAGCCACGGAGCCGATGCGTTTGGGCTCATGTGCCTTGCCTACGAAGCCCCTGAGGCCACG